GGGTCTTTTCGACACTTCAGGTAATTTTCAAACATTTATTGGTCAGGGGCAGCCTTTCTATGCCATTCCAAACCCTTATCAATCAGGGTTGCACATCACAAATAGCACAATTGACAGTACAACAATTGGGGCTACAACACCGTCAACAGGTGTTTTTTCAGCAGCGCAAGTCAATGCCACTCCTGTTGGCATTTATGACGTAACGAACAAACAATATGTAGATGCTGCGATTGTCGGCATTTCATGGAAGCCACCGGTTAATTACGGAACTGTTAACAATGTGACCCTTTCAGGCTTGGGTACACAAAGTGGTGGTGATTGGCCTAGCGCATTGACATCAGGAATGCGTGTGTTGGTCAAAAATCAGTCTAACCAACCTGATAACGGCATTTATGTGGTTGCATCGGGCGCTTGGGTGCGTTCTGCGGACACAAACACATGGAACGAGCTAATATCAGCTTTGGTTTTTGTTGAATCGGGCAACACTTTGGGTGGGTCGGCTTGGTACTGTGCAGCACAATTAGGTGGCACATTAGGCACAACCAACGTCACATGGTCTAACTTTAGCGTTGCAGCTACTTATACGGCAGGAACAGGCTTAACTTTAAGCAACTATATATTCAGCATTACCAATACTGCGGTCACGGCAGGTAGCTACGGTAGTGCTTCAAGCGTACCAACTTACACCGTTAATGCTCAAGGTCAGTTGACGGCAGCTTCAAACACATCTATTTTGATTGCCAACACTCAAGTTACAGGCTTGGGTACGATGTCAACGCAAAATGCGTCATCTGTGGCAATTACTGGTGGCACGATAACTGGTCTATCTGCTGCTATTCCTGTGGCTTCAGGAGGCACAGGAGCGACCACATTGACAGGTTATGTCAAAGGCACAGGAACATCGGCTTTAACAGGCGCTACAACGATTCCTAGCACCGATATTACTGGCCTTGGCACAATGTCAACGCAGAATGCGAACAACGTTGCTATAACTGGTGGTTCAATTACAGGTTTGTCTTCTTCTTTGCCTGTGGCATCAGGTGGTACAGGCGCATCGACATTAACAGGTTATTTGTCAGGTAATGGCACAGGCGCTTTTACGGCTAGTTCAACCATTCCAAGCTCTGTAATTAGCGGTCTTGGTACGATGGCTACACAAAATGCAAGTAGTGTTGCCATCACAGGAGGAACGATTAACGGTTCTTCAATTGGTGCAACAACAAGAGCAAGCGGTGACTTCACCACTTTGTCGGCTAATACAGTTACAAGTACCACACCTGTTTTAAGTTTTAACGCATCAAATTCAATTGCAACATTTGGTAGCACAACTTCAGGTTCTTATAACCAATTGGTTATTCAGAATAAGAGTACAAGCGCTAATGCATCAGCTAACTATGTAATTTCTAACGACCAAGGCACAGACTCATCATATTATGGTGAGTTTGGCATGAATTCATCGACTTTTAGCGCATCAACACCTAGCGATTTTTATTCAATCAATAATGGTGTTTATTTCTCGGGTCATGATGGTGATATTACTGTTGGATCAGGAAATGGTTACAAGCATTACATGGCTTGGGGCACAACAGGACAATCAGCTCACGTTATCAATGCAGTTGGTGCATTAGGGTTTACCACTAATTTAGGTACAACACCTGCGTTAAGTGGCACAACAGGTTATGGAACATCAGGTCAAACGTTAATTACCGCAGGTTCAACAGGTGCGCCATCTTGGGGTACTTTAGGAATTAGTGGAGGTGGAACAAATGCTACGACTACTCCTACTGCTGGCGCTATTGCCTATGGTAATGGTTCTGCTTACGCATTTACTGCTGCCGGTACTACTGGACAGGTTTTAACCTCAAACGGATCAAGCGCACCTACATGGTCAACTCCTGTGGCTTATGCGACCGTGACGGACGATACGTCAACTAACGCAACTCGATATTTGTTGTTTGCAAATCAGACAACAGGTAATTTGACAACTGAATACACCAGTTCGACTAAACTTCAATTTAACCCTAGCACCGGAGCATTGACCTCTGGTAAACTCATCATATTGCCATAAGGAACTGAAATGGGACAACTCGTTTTTCAAGCAACTTTAGGAGGGGCAATTAACCTTAGTGGCCCCAATACGGCTTCTACGGTAACTTTTACGCTTCCAAGTGCGGACGGTTCTAGCGGTCAAGTTATGCAAACCAATGGAGCAGGATTGCTTTCATTAGGTAACGTTTCATTGACATCTGCGGTGACAGGCACATTACCTGTTGCAAACGGTGGAACAGGAACAACTACATCTACTGGAACTGGTTCAGTAATGTTAAATAGCGCACCAAGTGTTACCAATCCAACTGTTACCAATTACACGGAAACACTTTATACGGCAAACACATCAACTGCAATTACTGTATCTTTAGCAAATGGAACAGTTCAACAATTAACTTTGACAGGTAACGCAACAATTACTATGCCTACTGCTAGTGCTGGTAAATCATTTATCATTATGCTTAAACAAGATGGAACAGGTTCAAGAACTGTTACATGGTCAACTGTCGTTTGGGGCGGTGGTACTGCACCAACAATTACATCAACTGCATCAAAACAAGACATTTATTCGTTTTTTAGCGATGGAACAAATTGGTATGGTGCAACTATTGGGCAGAATTACTAATGTTTAGCGCATCTAAATCAGGATTATCAAGCGTACCTGATCCTCAATTTAATTACGTTACTGCTTTATTGCATGGTGATGGAACTAATGGCGCACAAAATACATCTTTTGTAGATGGTTCTACAAACAATTACACAATTACCACTTATGCAAATGTAACTCAAGGTTCATTTAGTCCTTATGGTAGTTTGTGGAGTAATGTTTTTGGGAATAGTTCCAATTTGACATTTACTGGCACAACTGCCATGTCTTTTGGAACTGGTGATTTTACTATTGAAGCATGGGTTTATAAAACTGCAACAACTGGTGATTATGCAATTATTGATTCTCGTGCAACAGGAAGTGGTGAACCTTGGTATCTTTGGATCGTATCCAATAATTTGCAGTTTTATACTGGAAGCAACACATTAACATCTAGCAATTCAATTTCATTAAATACATGGACTCATGTTGCAGTTAGTAGAACATCTGGTGTTTTAAAACTTTTTGTTGGTGGTGTACAAGGTTATAGCGCTTCAAATACAGACACAATCAATGTGACTGCAAATACTTATATTGCCTCTAGAAATGATGGTGTTGGTTCTTTTCAGGGATATATATCAAATTTGCGTATTATAAAAGGTACTGGAATTTATACTTCTGCTTTTACACCGCCAACAACTCCATTGACTGCTGTAAGCGGTACACAATTATTAACTTGTCAGTCAAATCGTTTTATTGACAACAGTTCAAATAATTTTACTTTAACTGTTGTTGGCACACCATCTGTTCAAAGATTTAACCCATTTTTACCGACATCATCACAAGCATATACCACAAGTGTTTATGGTGGTAGTGAATATTGTGACGGAAATCAAAGTTATGTTTCAGCTCCTGTAAACGCTGGATATTTTGGAACAGGAAATTTCACTATTGAATGTTGGGTATATCCAACTACAATTTCAAGTTCAAGCAATGTAATTGCAGGTATTTGGGAAGATTTAGGACCAGCTCATCAGGCTTGGATTTTAGTTATTGGGTCATCTGGTCAATTACAATTTTCCATCAATGCTAGTTTAAGTGGCCCAAATATCACGATTTTTAGTGGTGCAACAAATGATATTAGATTAAATCAATGGCAACACATTGCTATAACTCGTTCAGGAAATAATTGGTACAAATTTATCAATGGTAAATTATCTGAAAGCACGACAAATACAACTTCTATTTACAATAGTGCAGGATATTTAGGTGTTGGGTATTATTATCATCAAGTTAGTACAGGAGCATACATCGGGTATATTTCAGATTTTAGAACTGAAATAGGTACTGCGGTTTACACATCTGCTTTTACTCCTCCTACTGCACCTTTGACCGCAATTACAAATACATCACTGCTTTTAAATTTTAAAAACGCTGGCATTTACGATAATGCCATGATGAATGATTTCATTACTGCTGGATCAGCGCAAATCAGTACAAGTGTTAAAAAATATGGTACTGGTTCGTTAAGTTTTAATGGTTCTACTGATTTTTTAGTTCAAACATTTAGACCTTTTATGTTGTGGAATTCAGCAAATTTAACAATTGAATTTTGGATTAACACAACTAGTAGCACTCAATACGCTACTATATATTCAAATACACAAGCGTCATTCAGTACAGGGATGTATTCATTGATGATAAATAGTCAATCGACTACTTCTGGTGATGTAACATTATTTGTAAATGAATATTCATCTGCAACTCCTTTGATAGTAACCACAAGTAATAGTGTGCGAGATGGAAATTGGCACCATGTTGCAATGGTTAGAAATGGGTCTTCTTGGGTTATTTATGTTAATGGTTTAAGCAGTGGTACAGGAACATTTTCTGGTTCTATAACTGCAACAACTTACCCTGCAAATATTGGTTCTGACCCATTTTATTCAAGAAATTTTGGTGGTTATATTGATGATTTTAGAATAACGTATGGATATGCTAGATACACATCCAACTTTACACCACCAACATATGCTTTCCCCAACTATTGAGGTAAATTATGCAAATTGCAATCATTTCTAATAACACAGTCACCAAAGTGGGTGATTACAGGGATTTGTTTCCCAATGTATCGTTTCCATTAACAGGCCCAAATGCTGAGTGGTTAACAGAAAACTCATGTATGCAATGCAATTTGTATTTGACATACGATCCATTGACACAAGCTCTTGAACCATCAAATCCAACCATCAGTAATGGAATGGTAGATTTGGTAAAAGTTGTAGAGCTGACCGCTGACCAAATAACGGCAAACAAAGCAAGTGCATTGGCTGGCATTAGGGCCACTAGAAATGCTTTATTGACTGCTTGTGATTACACGCAAACACCAGACAATCCAAGCCCCAAAAAAGCAGCTTGGGCCACATACAGGCAAACATTGAGAGACATTCCTGAGACAATTACAAGTGGAAATTTAGACCCAAGAACATGGAATAATTGGCCTCATAATCCTGATTATGTTGAAGGAAAATTATTTTGAAAGACAAATAAATGAAATGGCAAATTCTTGAGTTAAATGGTACTGATGGAACGGTCGTAAATGTCCGTTATAAAGTAGACCATGAAGGGGTAGAGACTGAGGGTTATTGGCACTTTGAAGAACCCAAACCTTTAAAGGGTGCGACTGAGGAATCTGTGATTGAATGGGTGCGTCAAGCCACTATGAAAAACGGAATAAATGCCGTAGAATCACGTTTAATCGAGCAAGTTGAATCGCAGATTTCTGCTCTTCATCCTCCTTGGAAGGCTAAAACGTTTAAGGTGACAGTATGAAAGAGGTAAAACTAGAGCTTACTGTCGAAGAATTACAACTTATTGCTGGCTCATTGCGAGAACTGCCTTATAAAGTTGTTGTGAACTTACTTCAAAAAATTGATAGACAAGTAGTACCACAACTGCAAGAGGCACAAAATGACGGCCCCAATTGATTTCATTACTCGTGCGCTAAAAGACATCGGAGCATTAGAAGCTGGCGAACAACCCACTCCTGAAGCTGCACAAGACGCTTTTGATATGTTTAACGATCTTGTTGACCAATGGTCTAACGAGAACGGCATGGTCTTTAACGTCACAGAGATCATTTTCCCTGTTATTGCAGGTCAAGTTCAATACACGATTGGACCAACCGCATCTAGCCCTAACTTCATAGGCGCATCGTTTACAGGATCAATCGTAGGAAACATCTTAACGGTTACTGGTATTGCATCGGGGGCGGTTGCTCAAGGTCAAACGTTGTCGGGTACAGGCATATTGCCTGGCACTAAGATTGTCAGATTTTTAACTGGCGCAGGTGGAAACGTCAATGAAGCCGGTACGTATGAGGTTAACTTTAACCAAACCGTAGCGTCCACAAGCATTACGGCTTACTACCAAAAGCCACTCAACCTTAATTCTGCGTTTGTTAGGATAAACACCTATTCCAACGGTCAACCCATCACAAATGGTGGTTTAGATTACCAAGTTGACGTTTTAACGCTTCAGCAATACGAGTTGATTGGCTTAAAAACGCTTAACGGTCCTTGGCCTAAAGCAGTTTACTACAACCCAAATCAAGACTCAGGCAACGTTTTTGTGTGGCCTAACCCTGCACAGGGTGAAATGCACATTTTTGCCAATACATTGTTCAGTAGATATGACTCAATGTATGACACGGTAAGTATGCCCCAAGGCTATAACATGGCCTTCAGGTGGTGTTTGGCAGAGCGTTTGATGCCTATGTATGGCAAATCAGATCAAGGCCAAATGGCGATGATTACAAGCTACGCAGCACAAGCCAAGGCTACGCTGAAACGCACAAATATTGCACCGTTGCAAGTTGCTCAATATCCTGACGCATTGATGATTGGCAGGGCCAAGGATGCTGGTTGGATATTGACCGGTGGATTCATGAGGTAAAGCCATGCCTGACTTTGGATTTGTCGGCCCAAGTTATGAGGCCCCATCTATTTACCAAGATGCTCAAGAATGTATCAATTTTTTTCCTGAGATTGATTATTTAAAGCAACAGGGTGATAGAGGGGTTGTTGCGCTTTATCCAACACCAGGACTCACCACAAAGGCCATTCTGCCCAATTTCCAAGAGGTAAGGGGTATGCGTACCCTTTCGGGCGGTAATCAAATGGTGGCGGTTTGTGGGCCTTACGTTTACGTTTTATCGTCTAACCTAGTTCCTGAAGTTATTGGCTTGCTGAACACCTCTTCAGGTCGTGTTGGGATTAGCGATAATGGGGTAAATGCTTACATTGTGGACGGTGCTTATCGTTACACATGGCGCATTTCTAGCCCTAACCAAGCCGTATTTGTTGGTTCAATTAGTGGTACGGTTTTAACTGTTACTGCGGTGTCTAGCGGTACGATTGGCATCAATCAATCATTATTTGGTGTTGGTGTTACTGCTGAGACGATTATCACTAGCTTGGGAACAGGCACAGGTGGTATTGGTACATATAACCTTAACCTGTCTCAAACAGTACCGGCAGGATCATTAAACTCTGCTGCTATTGGCACGATTTTTACAGGCACAATCGCAGGTTCTGTGTTGACGGTCACTAGCGTCACATCAGGTAGCATTTACTTGGGTCAGACGGTTCAAGGGCCTTATTTGCCTGTTGGAACGGTAATTGTGTCTTATGGCACAGGTGGTGGTGGAACTGGTACTTACAACATCAGTACATCAGTAACCATAGCATCACCTGAAACAATGTATGGGCTTAACTTTTCTGTTTTGTCAAATTCTGATGGTGCTTTTTCAGGTGGCACATCGGTCGACATCGTAGACAACTATTTTGTTTACTCACGTCCTAATTCTCAATGGTGGGGGGCATCTGACCTTTTGTCTCCCATTTCACCTCAAGCATCTTATAGCTTGAAAGACGGTGCGCCTGATAATTTGGTGGCTTTGATTGTTGACCATCGAGAAGTGTATTTAATGGGTGAACAGTCATCTGAGGTATGGAATGATGTAGGCGCAGTACCTTTTCCGTTTCAGCGCATACCAGGCACATCTACCCAACACGGCATTGCAGCTCCTAATTCACTAGCTCGTGTAGGTAATTCATTCGCTTATGTAAGCAGAAACAACCGTGGTCAAGCAGAAATCATGCAAATGAGTGGGTATATTCCACAACGCATTTCTACTCATGCGGTTGAGAACACATTGGTTAATCAAGTCATCAATGATGCGGTTTCTTGGACCTATCAACTAGAAGGTCATGAAATTTATGTCGTTACCTTTCCTAGCATTGGAATTAACGGCATAACATGGGCTTATGACTCAACCACTAATATGTGGCATAAGTGGCTATATTGGACAAACAATTACGAGCGTCACAGAGGTAATTGTTGTGCGGTGTTTCAGAACATGGTTTTGGTTGGTGACTATTCCAACGGAAAAATCTATATGTTGGACAAGACCAATTACACGGATGATGGCAACACAATTAGAAGATTAAGACGTGCTCCACATTTGGTAAGTGACTTGCAACGTCAATATTTTGAAGAATTGCAGATTCAATTTCAACCTGGTGTTGGAACATCAGGCTTGTGGTTTAACAATCCTACTTATTCACCTAATCCAACAGTTATCACAATTGCACCTGACCAAAGTTTAGCGATTGGCCCTAATGAAACATTGATTATTGGATTCAATTCACAACAAAATCAATTGGATCAAACGACTAACCCACAAGCGATGTTGAGATGGTCAAATGACGGTGGTTCTACTTGGTCAAACGAGCATTGGGTTTCTATTGGACCTTTGGGTAAATATAAAAATCGTGCCATTTGGAGACGATTGGGTTGGTCTAGGGATAGAGTGTTTGAGGTTGTCGTTAGCGACCCTGTAAATGCGGTGATTGTTTCTGCTAATTTAAAAGCTAAAGTGGGGACAAACTAATGGCTAACGGCTTATATTCTTCACCTCAAGTTAATTCTTATCCACAATCTGAGTTTTTGGATAAGTCGACCAATCGACCAACAAGGGCTTGGCAACAGTTTTTACTCAACTTGGTTAACTTCACAAGTGCTTCAAGTGCGTCCACACAATCAGGTGGTCCAACAGTACCTGCTAACCCAGTTGGTTTTATAAACATTACTGTAAATGGTAAGCCATTTAAAGTTCCATATTACAATCCTTGATATGACATTAGCAACAGAATTTAAACAAAAAGAAGGCACTTTTAAGTGTGAACCTGACGTGGGTCATCATTTTTCTGATGGTCTTTACGCAAAGGAAATTTCGTTGCCTAAAGGTTATGTCATTGGTCAACACGCACATAAATATGCTCATTTGTCGGTTTTAGCCAAAGGCAAAGTCTTGGTAGAAACTGACGATTGGAAAAAAGAAATTCAAGCGCCATCTTGCATTGAGATTAAGGCGAATACTTATCACAAAATCACAACGATTGAAGACACAACATGGTTTTGCATTCATGCAACGGAAGAAACCGATCTTCAAAAGATTGATGAAGTCTTGATCCAAAGGGGTTAATTATGTACGGTTACGTTGATGAAAGCGGAAATATTGGTGTTGGCGATACAGGAGCTGGTGCTACAAGCGTCAACGGTTCAGTAGACACTAGCGGTCTAGGTGGATTGCTTGGTGGTGGTGGCCTTGGCACAGGTTTGTCTTTGTCTGCTCTTGGCGCATTGTTGGGAACATACGCTAATCAACAAGGTATTTCTAAAGCATCTGATCTAATTAACAATTATGGTGGTCAGGCTTTACAAGGTTTGAACAACACAATTAACGGTCAGATTGCACAAAACCAAGGTAATCGTGCTGATTTGTATAATGCAGCGCTTTATGCTCAAAATGCCCTTACCAACAACTTAGGTAATCAATACAACGCTTATCAGCAAGGTAATCAGCAATTTGGAAATACTGCTGCAAATTACGGTAATCAATTAACCAATAACCTAAACAACCAATATGCCAACTACAACGCTGGTAATCAGTTGTTTGGTAACACGGCTGCTAACTATGGCAACCAACTAGGACAAAATTTAGCTAATCAATATGCTACTGGCAACCAAGCCAATCAAGCATTTGGAAACGTTGCAGCAAATTATGGCAATCAATTGTCTAACAATTTGGCTTCACAATTTGGTTTAGGTGGTGCAATACAAAATAATTTGTATGGAAACCAAGCTAATGTTGCAGGTCAAATGGGCAACATCTTAGGTCAACAACAAGGTTATGCAAATCAAATTGGTGGTGAACTAGGTGGTAATACCGCACAAGCTCAAGGCGCATTAAACAATGCTTTGAACATGGCAGGTAACGCAACCAATCAAACTGCTCAAAATATTGCCCAAAATGCGGGTCAAGCACAAGGTGTTTTAAGTGGTGTTTATGGTAACCAACAAGGCCAAGCTAGTGCAAACCAAGCAAACCTTTTAGGAAACTATGGTGCTACACAAGGTCAACTTGGTAACATCTACAACCAACAATTAGGTTTCCAAACACCATATCAACAAGTCGGAACTACTGGTTCTCAGGCTTTGTTGAACAATATGGGTTATTTGCAAAACCAATTCAATGCAAATGACCTTAATGCCAATTTAGCACCTAACTATCAGTTTAGCTTGCAACAAGGCCAAATGGCTAACCAAAGAGCTGCCAATGCTATGGGTGGTGGATTTGGTGGTAATGCGTTGGCAGGGTTGAATCAGTACACTCAAGGTTACGCACAAAACGCTTATCAAAATGCGTTTAACAACTACCAAGCACAACGTCAAAACATTTACGGCAACCTTGCAGGTTTGGCAGGTATTGGTAACACAAGCGCAGGACAAATCACAAGTTTAGGTAACACATTAGGTTCTAACTTGGGTAGCTTGTCATCTGCTTTAGGTGGTAATTTAACTAGCAATACAGGTAACTTGCTTGGTGCTGGTACGGCTTACGGTGGAAACCAAGCTAACTTGGCATCATCATTAAACAATGCTTTGGTTAGCAACACAGGTAATTACTTGGGTTCTGTTAATCAATATGGTGCTAATACTGCTGGTTTGGCTAATGCTTTGAATAGCGCCATCAACACAAACGCAGGTCAGTTGCAAAATGCAGCAACAAACTATGGTTCTAATCTTGGATCATTAGGTCAAAACTTAGCTAGTAACCTTGTATCTAATGCCGGTCAAGTGCAAGGCGCTGCCAATCAATATGGTGGAAACTTAACAAGTTTAGGTAATACTTTAACAGGCGCTTACGGCACAAATTACGGTAACTTAATTGGAGCAGGAAACCAATACGGTGCTAACACCACAAGTCTAGGTAATGCTTTAACAAGTGCCTATGGTACTAATTTAGGTAACTTACAAAACGCTGCCAACCAATATGGCGGTAACGTAACCAATTTGGGTACAAACCTAAATTCATTGTATGGTTCTAATTTAGGTAATTTATTGAGTGCTGCTAACCAATACGGTGGTAACCTTTCAAGTTTGTCTAATACTTTGGGTGGTAACCTCACATCAGGCTCTAATGCTTTGTTGGGTGCAGGTTCACAATACGGCACTAACTTGGCATCGTTGGCTACTGGATTGGGTGGCGCACAAGCTCAAAACGCTATTGCATCTGCTAATGCAAACGCAGGTGCTTTACAGTCTATTGGCAACACCGCTTTGTTGGGTTCTATTTTAGGAAACAAACAATCTAGCGGTGGCGGTGGAGGTGGGGGCGGTGGTAGTTTACTGAACACCATTGGTAATATTGGTAGCTTTTTAGGCTTTTAAGAGGTAAATCATGCCTGATTTTTCAATGAACGTTCAATACCCCCAACAGCAACAAATGAGTTTGGCAGATATGCTAAAACTTGCTGGTGGAGCACAGGCGTACCAACAAGCTCAACAACTTAATCCTGTTCAACTTGAAACTGCTAGGCTTGCACAACAAAAAGCTCAACAAGAAGTCAATCAAGCTCAACAATTAAATCCTATTGCAGTTAAAAAAGCTGGTGAAGAATTAACTTCAGCACAAGAAGTTGCAAAGCAAAATTTAATTAAAACATTGCAAGATACTCAAACTCAAAAAGCAAATCAATTTAATGCTTTAGCAGGAGCACAAGTTTCTTTGATTAACAATCCTTTGGTGATCAAAGCAGAAAAAACCCCTGAAAGTTTGTCGCACATAGAAAGATTACAACTTGGTAATTTAGTTGCTCAGAATGTTTTAAATACTGCTCATGCAAAAGGTATTTCTGAAAAAGAAGCAATGGATCAAGTCAATCCTATGATTGAAAAGATTTTGAGTGATCCTAGCTCAACACGTCAAGAATTAAAACAATTGCATATTCAAACCTTGGATAATGCGTCAAGAACTAGCGCACTTACTCCAAGCGGTATTGCGGTCAACTATGGATCAGGTGGTCAAACAACATCTACCAATCCTTTTGGCGGTACACCACAAGGTCAAGCGATTCCTGGCACTCAATATACCCAAGGTCTTGCACCATCTGTTCAAACAGGAGCTACACAAGCGCCTTTTGTTATGAGTGGTCAAGCCGGTGGTGTCAATCAACCTAATATGCAAAGACCTATGGGACAAACTCAAGGTCAACCACCATTGCCACCAGGTATGCCTTTAGGCCAACCACAAGGTCAAAGTAGTGCACCTAATTCTATGGTTAACCAATTTGCTGAACGTGGTGGAATACAAATTTCACCAGGGGAAAACTATAATTCATACAGAAATAGAGTTGAAAGATTAGGTTCATTACCTAAAATAGCAAATCAAGCAATGAATTTGGGTAATCAAGATTCAGTACCAAATCAAGAATATACCAACGATAAAATTTTAAAATTGTTGGAAAAGAAAAACTTAGAAATTGGTCCAATTCAAAATGCTATTGCTAACAAAACTGGTGGAATTGGTTTAACAAGTGACCAACAAGAAGTTATTAAATATCTTGAGCAACGTATTAGACAAGAATCTTCAAGAAGTAATCAAGATGAAAATTCACAACGTAAAGCCTATGGTAGTTTTGGAACATCAAAAGATGCCTTGTTAGACATTCTTTACAATGACAAAGGTTCATTAGCTTCTCAACGTTTGTATCATCAAGGTATTTTGAAAAACCAAGGTAATCCAAATCAACCTAATTTGTCCAACATCAATAATTTTGAAAATAAATTTGTTCAATTAAATACTGATCCAAATGTTACACATCTGTTGGGTGTTATTGGAACAAAATCATTAAATGAATTATCACCTTTAGATGTTCAACATTTGAAAAAATCATTTGGTAATATGTCTCAAAAACAAATAGAAAATCTATTTGACAAAAAAGCTCAATTAGAGGCATTGGCTAGAGGTGAAAAATGACCACTAACATAAGTGCAAATGATTTAATTAGTTTATTGGGAAATCAAAACCAAAAAACAGAAGCAGTTCCTGTTAATTCTGAAAACTTTTTAAAACTTTTAAAGTCAACACCTGAACAACAAGATGAAAATTTTGGTTCTGTTGTTGGTAAAAAAATATTAAATTTGCGTTCAGATTTAGGACAAAAAACTGCTGGTGCTTTAGATACTATTTTAGGTATCGTTCCGCAAACAATTAAACAAGCCACTTATGCAAGTGCTAGAGCAGCACAACAACCTGAAAATAAAGCCGAACAATTTTCACAACAGTTGTCTTCATATTTTGAACCCAAAATAGGAAAGATTTTTGGTGTTGAAAATACTGAAGGATATAAACATCCTTTAGGTGAAACAGTCAGTAATATCAGTTCTGATGTTGGTCAAACTATAAAAGATTACGCAACAAAATTGGGTTTAACACCAACACAAATTTCAGCAACATTGGCAAAAACTGGTGTTAATGTTCCTGTTGGTGACATAACAAATATGTTGGGTACTCTTGGGTTGGCAGCTCCTGAATTGGGTAGTTTAGGTACTACTGCTGCAAAAACTGCTTTAAAAGATGTAGGTAAGAAAACATTGTCTGATTTAGAAATCAGAAAGATTCCTGCATCACAAATGACACCTAATGGTGTTTCTATTGGTGCAGCAGCATCTACACCAACATCAACTATTCAGGCCATGAAAGCCAATGCTTCACCTGAATTGCAAATGAAAATTGATGAATTAGGTCATGAAAATATTGACCCAGTTGCATTGCAAACAAAGTTATTAGAAGAAAAACACGGTGTTTCATTGTCTAGTGGTCAGAGATCAGGAAACATTCATGATTATGCTCAACAATGGAATAGTAGAGGCGCACATCCAACGACTTTAGGTTCTTTGTTTGAAAATCAACCAAAACAAGTTGCTGAAGCATTTGATAAACAAATGGACACTCATGGTGAAAATTTGTTTGATAGAAGCCGAGAAGGTATTGGTAATGCTGAAATCAATGGCTTGGTTGAAAAAGATAAGCAACGTTTAGCAAATATAAATCAAGCCTACAAAGATTTAACTGACGCTAATGGTGGTCAATTTCCAATTGATACCAATACGTTAAAACAAAACATTGATAATCAATTAACTAAAAAGTATAAGTCAAGACATTTTTCTAATGCGATGAAAGGTGATTTAGAAGATTTTTATACAAATCCTACTTTTGAAGGTTATGAAGCACTACGCAGTAATTTAGCTGATGAAATCAGAAGTGCAGAAAACGGAAAAGCAAGACAAGCTGCTTATATTGTTCGTGACGAACTCGAAAATTTACCGATATTTGGTGAACAAGGTGGCGATCCAAGGGCTATTCAACTCAAGGCTTTGGCTGATAAAGCAAGGGCTTTGTATAAAGAACGTGCAGACACTATCAGAAGTAATCCTGCTTATGCTGCTGCTATTAAAGAAGCGGTAAGCGATAAAGAAGCATCGGCAGGTTTAGAACCATTAAATGCAGAAAAGTTCCACAACAAATATGTTACTAATGGAACATCTGAAACAGTAAGACGTATGCTTGCTGAAGTTGGTGAAAATTCTGAAGCGCATCAAGCGATGAAAGTTGGTGAGTTGCAAAGACTAAAAGAAGCTGCTGGCTTCAAAGGTAATGCAATTAACTTTAACCCAACTTCATTGAATAATGAGATTTTTAAACAAGACACAAAACATAAAGCATTGTTTGGTCCTGAAGGAAAAGAAAGCATCAATGAAATTAACTTTTTGGGGAATAAAATTATTCAACCAAAAACAGGTACTTTCAATCCATCAAATACTTTGTCAGGTTATTTGCAACAAATGGCTGGTTTGGGTGCGGAAACAGGCGCAGCATTCTTAACTAATGGTTGGTCTACACCTGCTATTGGTGCAATCAAAAAAGGTTTGGAATTGCGTAAAGATGCACAATTTGGACCTAAATCAATAGACCCCTATGAAGGACTTACAAAATGAGCGTTTTACTAGCCCCAATCGGTAATGGTTTTCAGTTTTTCACATCTGTTGGGCCTTCTGTGCCTTTGTCAGGTGGATACATCTATACCTATCAAGCTGGCACTTCAACCGCTTTAGCGACTTATACAACAAGTTCAGGAACGGTTGCTAACACCAATCCTATTGTTTTGGGTGCTGACGGTAGACCACCACAAGAGATTTGGTTGACTAGCGGATCAAATTACAAGTTTGTTCTAACTGATTCAAGCAACAATCAAATTGCAACGTATGACAACCTATATGGAATTGTAAATAGCGCACCTGTGGCTAACCCTGTGCCATCAGGCTCAATCATTATGTGGAGTGGCTCGATTGCAGCTATTCCATCAGGCTATGTTATCTGTAATGGTAGCAATGGAACACCCAACTTGTTAGATTCTTTTGTTGTTGGAGCTGGTAATAACTATGCCGTTGGTAATACTGGTGGATTTATAAATAATTCAACATCATCAACAGGCGCATATTTGCCATTGTTTTATGCTTTAGCATTTATTATGAAAACATAACATGGATGAGAAAATGATCACAATGACGGAACATCGTTTATCAGTTCATGAGCAAGTTTGCGCTGAACGTTACGAGGGCATTCAGAATGCTTTGTCCAAAGGCGATAAACGCATGAGCAAGATTGAATATTTGCTTTATGCGGTGATTGTTTGCGTGCTGATGGGGCCTGGTGTTGCTGCAACCTTTTTCCACAAGTTGTTTGGTATGTAAATGCCACTTGCGTTTGTTGCTTTAGCTTCAAGTGCCGTAAAAATAATAAAGGAATCGTGTGAACTCTATAAAGAAGGTCGGCAAATCGTTACTGACATTGCCCATGAAGTTGATGGAGTTGTCAAAGACGTTAAGACAGTACAAAAGAAAGCCAAAGGGTTACTTGGGTTCTTAGACGCTTTATTTGGTGAAAAAGAAAAGCCAAAGGAAGAAGTTCAAGCACCAGTAGTTAAAAAGAAAAAGAAGCAACCACCGCCTGAGTTTGATGAGAATCTGATTTACAAGCAAGTAGCAGATTCTTTAACAAAGTTCTTTCAAGCCTACAACGGCCTAAAGAATTATGTTAAAGAAAAGCAAGAGTTATCGTTGCACGTTGATGACGAGGAAGGTCAGGCTTTGGCTATCCAAATCACGATTGCAGAATTGCAAATGGAGAAGATTTCATCTGATCTTAGCAATTTTATGGTTTACTCTGTTCCAAATGAATTAAAGGATTTGTACACAAGGATCAACGCAACGATTGGGGATATTGCAACAAAACAAGCATTGGCTAGAAGGGAAGAACTACTGAAGGAAAGAAGAGCAAAATGGCAACGTCAGCAAAAGGCAAGCCTAATCCAAAATCGAGTGGCGGTTTCAGTAATTACAGTTCTGATGCTTCTGTACGTATGGATTCTGATCATAAGTCTGACTCACTAGCCATTTTGTTAATCATTGTTCTTTTGGTAATCATTCTTTTGTTTTTGCCTTTGTTGGCTTGGATGTACACCGATATCAGAAAGATGGAAATCAGAGTTGATAAAGCTCTAACGAGGATTGAAGGCAAATGATCAAAAAATCAAGTTTTCTATACACTTCAATGTTGATATGTATATTTTTGCCGTTTTTGTGTACAAGTTGTAATGACACATATAGGTACTATTGCCAAGACCCCGATAACTTTAGCAAAGAGCGTTGCCAAAAACCAAGATGCGAATTTAACCAAGATTGCCCCGAATATTTAGTTGCCCCAATATTGGAGAAAAAAATTGAAGGAATTACTACTGCTCCTCCTCAACAGTCCCAAGGAACGACTGTCTGCCGATGAGATAGAAATTAGGGTTCGGTCTTTTGTGATCATTGTGGTGACCTTGATTCTTGCTTTCATCGTGATGGCTTTGCTTTATTCGGTGACGTTTGTTAGCCAACCAATCAAGGCTATGGCCCCGATTGACCAAGCGTATACCAAGATGCTCAACGACATTGTTTTGTTGATTGTGGGTGGTATTGGGGGCATTCTGACCAAGGGTTTGACGAATGAAGCCACAAACATGATGAATGCAGCCAAGGCAAACAAAGATTCTTATGTCGCACCGCCACCACCACCACCTGCTCCTATTATTGTTTCTAGCCCTAATTGGACGGCTCCTCCACCACCTACGACACCGCCAACGCTAGAAGCGGACCATGAGAGAGAGAGAATGGCGCAAGCAAGGGCAGGGTTATGAGTTGGTTGTCATGGTTTATTGATGACTTGTTTTATTGGATTGCCGTTATTGCACTTGTAGGAGGCGCAATAGCGTATGTTTTAAGCAACTTTATAGGGTATATCCCTATGCTTAAAGCTCATGCCATGATCTTCAGGGTCGTGGGTTTGTTAATGGTTATATCAGGAGGTTACTATGTCGCAGATCATCACGGCTATGAAAGAAGGGTTGCTGAAGATAAAGCAGAAATTGAGCGACTTAATGCAGAAGCTCGGTCAAAAGAAGTCGAGTTAAGTGGCAAACTAGCCAAGGCAAATGGTCAACTGAAGAAAGCAAAAGATGACATTAAAATCAAACAGGCTAGTATTGATGCTCGCATTGACAATGGTGAGTTGCGCCTCCCCTCCACCTGTGGTGTACAAGCCGATTCAAGTTCCACCGTTGGGGATGGACCCAATCGAGCCGAATCTGACAAACAGGCTCTTAAAGATATTGTCTCCATCGCAACAGAAGGAGACTCAGCCATCGTCAGCTACAACTCCTGTATTGCCCAATACGAAACCGTAAGACAGATGGTCAATGAGGGGGTTAAATGATCAGCGCTGAAAAACTTCATGCTTTGGGTATTGGGTCAGAATGGTCCGAACCTTTGACCACAACCTTTACAACGTTTGGGATCAACGATGTTAACCGCCAAGCTGCGTTTATTGGACAATGTTCACACGAGTGCAAACACTTCAAAACATTGGAAGAAGACCTTAACTATCGACCCGAAACCCTTCAAAGATTGTTTGGTCACAAATTCAAGCCTGAAGAAATTGCCCTTTATGCCCACAATCCCCAAAAAATTGCAAACAGAATTTACTCTAACAAAATGGGAAACAGAGATGAAGCAAGTGGAGATGGGTATCGTTTTAGA